ATACTCCCAACAGATACTAACTATTGGCAACCTACTGTAGAAGTGGATTCAGCACCTGTGTGGAGCGATCAAGGTTACGAGTATTTAAGTGTGTATGATTACTTCATTGGGTACGAGTACGATATGCTATACAGGTTCTCTAAGCAGAACTTAAAGCAACCTACAGAGAGAGGTGGACGATCTGCATCTGATTATACATTCCAAACTATTCGTAACGGTAGCATTGAGTACTCAGAGACTGGACACTTCAACGTAGAAGTTACACCTAAATTTAGAGATAAATACACTTACACTTACAACCCAAGTTTGTTAGCCTCTGTCAGTACCCTTAATAAATTCACACCTGAGACTGGATTCTTTAAGTTTGCTGTACAAGCTCAACCTAATGATGCCACTATCGAAATTAAATCTTCTAGTGCTTTACCAGTGAAGCTGTTATCTGCTGAGTTTGAATCAACTATTATATCAAGGAGTAGACGTTATGGAGGTTAAAGTAGAGAAAGCACAAGCACTTGAAGACGCTCCTTTGTTATATGATGACTTACGAGAAGAAGATATGATGGAATGTATCGGTCTAATGCACCACCCTAGAGATGCTGTGTACGGATCATTTGAATCAAGTAGTAAGTGCTATAGCGTCAAGACAGATCAAGACGGATTGTTAGCTTGCTTTGGAGTCAGTCCTAGAGGAAACATAGGGATTTGCTGGTTGCTAGGTACAAGGAATTTTTATAAGATAAAGAAGAAGTTTGTTAAGGATTCACAGATGTGGATAGATGATTTGATGGGAGACTTTGACTACTTAACAAACTACATTATGGAAGCTAACACGCTGAGTATGAGATGGTTAAAATGGTTGGGTGCTAGTTTTGAGGATTGCAATATCCCTGGTTATAAGTCATTTAAGATAGAGAGGAAGTAATTTTATATGTGTTTTTTTGCAGCGTTAGGAGCAGGTTTGGGAGCTACAGCAGCTTCAGCTACGGCTACAGGTATTGCAGCTACAAGTGCAGCGATAGGTGCAGCTTCGGCAGGTATGCAGTTTGCAGGTGCTAGGCAACAAGCTAAACAACAAGCATCTTTTCAAGCACAGTCAGCAGCAGCGGAGCGTCAAAGAGCGTTACAAGAGCAGTCCTCTATCCGTATGCAACAAGCTCAACAACAAGAAGCTACTGCTAGGGAATTAGAACAAGTCAGCAGGAAATCTAGAGAAGCTTTAGCTAGAGCGAGAGTTTCAGCAGGTGAAGCAAATGTCGCAGGTGTTAGTGTTACTGCTTTAATGGATGAATATACTAGACAGGAAGCAGGGTATAGAGCAGCGACTTTAAGACAACAAGAGTTAACAGGAGTAGGCACACAGCTAGGATTAGAACAAGCTGGACTAGCTTCTCAACAAAGACTTATAGGGATTCAACAACCTATCAGTAGACCTAGCCTTCTTACAGCAGGTCTTGAAGCGACTAGTAGAGGACTTAGCGGTTACGCTACAGGACTTGATATTGGTAGTAGGATGAAGACACCTAAAACAACAGTAAGCTAATGGCAGAACGAGTACAAGTACAAGGGTTAGGTGACGCAGTTCCAGGTATTCAACCTACTATTCAAAGAGCAGGTCAATACAGTGTAGGTCAGCGTAGAGCTGGTAGGAATAAGTTGATGGACCTTGCTGATGCTTTGTCACAGGTTAATCCTATCTTACAGCAGTACACACAGGTAGCTGATATAGAAGCAGAACAATTTGAAGATGAGTTATCAAGGAAGAGTCCTGAAGAGATTCAAGCGATGCTCCAAAAGACAGAGGGAGAGTTTGATAAGCAAGTAAGAAAAGGGGCAATGAGCTGGCTGACTTCTCCTATTAATCAGAAGAGGAAGATAGAAGCTTTAGGTAAAGTAGCCAGCCGTGATTTGATGGTGGAAATTAATAAGCGTCTTACTAATCCTCTAGCAGATGATCCTGAAGGAGGTGCTGATATTGTAAATAAAGTAAGAGATGAGTACATACAAAATAACCCTGGATTAGCAGGTTCTGTTATTGCACAGCAAGGTTTACAAAAAGCTATCAACCCACAGATACAACCTCTTGTAACAAACTTTGAAGTAAGACAGAACGCTAAAGCTAAAGGAGAGACTGCACATGGTGTTATGAGTTCTTTCTATGAAAATGTTAGAGGTGGGTATCAAGGAGGGGAATTAAACCTTGAATCAAAAAATGAATTAGCTACATCTTGGTCTTCTTTAAATTCATACTCAGCTGAAGAACAAAGAAAAATATTCGGAGAAACTTTAATTGCTTTGTCTAGGGATGGACTAGGAGTACAAGCAGATGCTTTATTGGACTGGGCTACGACTAATTTAAACTTTGGTGCATCTAAGATGTCAGCTGCTGATCTAGGTATGTTCGATACTATGATAGATAAAGCGTCTGAAGATGCAGAGGAGGAGGAAGAAGAGAAAGAAAAAGAAGCGATTCAAAGTATCTACTACACAACATCAAGAGATATAGCTGTCATACGATCAGGGAAAGAGGTAACTTATGATGGTGTTTCTTATAAAAGTGAAGTCGAATATTTAAATGCTGTTAAAGAAAAGACATTTAAGGAAGACCCTGAATATGGAGGGCGAATAATAGAAACTTTAAGGGATTTAGAAAAACCTGACCCCAACCTAGAAAAAGATTTATCTAACACATTGATAAGAGAAACACCCTCTATTAGAGTCTTTGAGAGAAACCTAGCACGTGAATTGGAAGCTTCTTTATTGGCTGATTATGCTGATATAACAACAGATCAAAGAACTAGGGATATACTCTTAAATGCACAAGTTGAATATAGTAGTGACTACAATAATAAAAGTTTAGAACTTGTAACTAGCGGTCTTAATGAAACGGAAAGAAAAGCAGAACTAGAAACTTACGCTAAAGAACGTTATTCTTTTTACATAGAAAACACAGCTAATAAATTTAATATTTTAAAAGATAAGATAGACAAAGAAGATAAGATTGAAGTAGAGGCTAATAAAGTTTTAAATAGTAGCTACGAGGAATCTACAAAAGCACCTACATCTAATGATCTTTTTTACTTTGGTAAAGTAGCAGCCACTCCAGAGGGATTAAGGAATGTAAGGGTAGACTTAGCTAGAGAAGCTATAAAAGTAACGTTAAATCCAACAGCTGAACCAAAAGAAAAACAAAAATCTTTTATGTATTTAATGGAAGAGGGGAGTGAAACTTTAACTGTTTTGTCGGAGAGAATAAAACCTGGTGCTATAAAGGAAAAAGGAAGGAAAGGCATAGCTCCTAATCCTAATTATAATAGAACTAACTGGCGGTATAGCGGTATAAAACCAACTCCAGATGAGTATTACACGAGTAAAGAACGAGAGCAATACACCCAACAATATTTATTGATAGAAGGAATAACTGGAGGGTTCGTTGCTGCTTTGGCTGGAGAAGAACCTGTCACACAACTGGGCTTTAGATTTAAACCTGAGACATTACAAGATAAAACAAAAACAGTGAGAATGCTTACTGTACCTTCGATAGAAGCTGCAAGGGAAATAGACAAAGACGAAGATATGCCTCAAGAAGTTAAAGATGTGGCTACTAAAATAGGAGTAACAAATATTGTTAATTTTGTAAAAGATCAAAGAGAATTACATAAGCGACTTAATTTAATTAAATAAAATGGACGAGCAAAACATACTAGAAGAAGAAAATGATGATTTTTTTGACGTTGCAGGTGATGTATTAGCTGCTCCATTTAGAGGTGTAGAAGGTGCGTTTCAAGGAGCGTATAACCTAGCTGATTACATTTCTTTTGATGTACTGCCTGACTACGATACTAGATTCCTTGGTACTTCTAAGACTATGGCAGGTGGTGCTGTAGAAGGTATATCTCAGTTTGCTACAGGATTCATTCCTTTGTTTGGTCTTGCTGGTAGAGCAGGTGCATTAGCTAAAGCAGGTACTGTTACTAAAGGTGTTGTTGCTGGTGCTGCTACTGATTTTACTTTCTTTAACGGACAAGAAGCTAGACTATCTAATCTTATACAACAAGTACCTGAGCTACAGAATCCAGTTACTGAGTTCTTGGCACACGATGAAGATGAAGGTGAGTTAGAAGGACGCATGAAGAATGTGTTGGAAGGTCTCGGTCTTGAAGCTGTAGCTGGTGTGTTTATTAAATCTCTTAAAGCCATTAAAAACGGTAGGGACGTAAAAACTCAAGGAGGTACTGCTGAACAACAAGCACAGGTAGTTAACGATACTCTTGAAGGTGGTAAGGATTTTGCTGATCTACCTGACTTTAAGTTTATAGATGATGAGGCAAGATTACTGCGAGAAATAGAGACGGACAAAGTAGCAGTTGCAAATGAAGAACGAGACTTAAAATCAATCTTAGATAAAGAAAAAGCAGGTGAGACTATTGACGATTGGCAAAAAGGTCTTAGAGAAGATCGACTAGATAAATTTAAAACAGACTTAAAAAATAACGAAGAAGCTTTAGATAAACTTAAAGCTAGGAAATCTTTTGAAAAGCAACCTGAATTACAAGAAAAGCTAGAAGAGTTTGATGTAGGGATAGAAGAACTAGATGAAGTTATAGCCACTAGACCTCCTCCTTATCAAACTTATGAAGACGCTGGGATGTTAGATGTTAAACCTAGAGGTGCTGCAAACATAATAAGAAGACTGAGGCAACCTAATGTATTAAAAGATGCTGATCCATCCGATGTAAAAGATATAGAAAAATTTATAGATGTAATAGGTACTAGGTTATTTGATGATGTAGCTCAACCTATGATTACTAACAAGATTCCAGCTGCTGGTAGGTACGAGTTTGGAAGTAATCTACTAAAGATAAGATCTGAAGTTGTTAAAGAAGGAGGACTTAAAAGAACTATGGTGCATGAGTTGTGGCATAGCCTTAGTAGGTATTTACCTGAAAAAGATTTAACAAAGATTACTAAGGAGTTTCAAAGAGAACGTAATAAATACATTCAAAGTTTTGGGATAGAAATAAAAGATTTAGAAGTTGAATTTGACCCAAGCACTGTAACTAGAAAAGACATACCTAAAGAACTCGATAGATTCTTACGAGGCAAGAGAGGCGATTTTAATAATGCTAATTACAGATATAAAGATATAGACGAGTACTTTGCTGAAGAAATGTCCGATGCTTGGTTTAAGAAAGAAGCTGCTGGTAAACTTGCTCCTAGCGGAAGTCCTAAAAGAATTGCTCAAGAATTTGCTATATTCTTTAAAGATTTATTTGAGTCATTAAAAGCAAAACTAGGCATAGACCAACGACAAAAGATATTTAACGATTTCCTGAAACAGCGTAATGTAAAAGTACAAAGACAAAGTTCGTTAAGACCTGGTGAGGTTTCTTTTGCTGAGTTGCCTGACTTTAAAAAAGGTAAAGAAGATGAGTTCCTTAGTGCTATACCTGAGAAGTTTAGAGGGTATGCCGAAGCACTTATGGTAGGTGGAGTTAAACCTAGACTACCACAGTTTGCATTGGAGACTGGAGAGGATGCTATTGTTTTAAAAGAATTACTAGAGCAATACTATACAGCTAACCCTGATAAAATAGATGTAAAAGGAGTTGTAGTTGAAATTGATGAAGCACTCGATTTTGATTATGAATCACTAGGACAAGACATAAAAGATATTGAGAAAAGCGAGTTAGATAAACAAATTAGACAACAAAGTTTGAGAGACCAAGGACACGCTTTATCTTTAAATATAATAGAAAATGTAGAAGAAGCTAAGAAAGCTGGTTATGGTACTGTGTCTGTATCTAAATTAAAGAACTCCTTCCAACAACTTCTTACAGTAGCTGATGCTTATAGGAAAATAGGTAGAGGTACTGCTCAGTCTTTACAAGCTAGACGAGAAAACTTCAGAAGAAAAAAGATAGGTTTATCTGAAACAGAGTCAGAGATAGAAGGTTTAAGGAACGAATTTGTTAACAACTCAGGTAATATGAAACCTGAGAAAATGGTAAAAAGAATAGAAGAAATAATAGACCCTAACGATTTAGATGGAAGTTTTGCTGGTCTATTTAAGTTAGCTAAAAAAGCACAAGGTAAGAGTTTCTTGGATATGCCTACCGAATACTGGATGAACTCTATACTTAGTGGACCAAGGACACAGATGGTTAATATCGTAGGTAATAGCTTAACTCAGGTTATGACCACTTTAGAAACTGTGGCAGGTGGTATCGTGAGTGGTAACTTGGACATTGTTAAAGCTTCTTTAGCTTCTTGGTCGGATGGAGAGATGTGGAAAGAGGCAGCGAAGTTTGCTAAACAATCTTTTAAAGAACAGGAAAACATATTAGACCCGACAAACCGTGCTTTTGAAGAAAGTGCTAGAGGAGCTATTACAGGAGAACGTGTAGCAGATAGTTTCATGGGTCGCTTTGTAAGTGAAAAAGGTTTACGCAGTAAGGAAGCTATAGATGCTTACGGTAACTTTATTAGACTTCCTGGTAGACTTCTTCTTACTACTGATGAGTTTTTTAAACAAATTGCTTATCGCAGGGCTGCTAGATTAAAAGCAGCTATGTCAGGCATAAACCAAGGAATAATTGATCCGAAGAAGTTAGCTGACCACATAAACAGTACAGTAGATAAAGTAGTAACAGAGGGTGGTAGAGTGATGTCGGAAGAAAGTCTTGTCAGAGAAGCTTCTAAGATTGCTGATAGTAAAGGTTTAAAAGATAAACAAAAAGCAGATTTCATTATTGATTATAAAAATGAAAACTTTAACGAAGGTGCATCAGCTTTAGCTCAATATTCAGCAGACGAAGCTCAGTATCTAACCTTCACGAAAGAGTTACAAGAGGGAACATTAGGCAAAGGTTTACAGAACTTAACAAATCAAATACCGTTTCTGAGACTTGTTCTTCCTTTTGTTAGAACTCCAACTAATATCCTATCATTCGCCTTTGAGCGTACCCCTGGAGTTTTTATGCCTGGAGTATTAAAAGAAGAGCGTTCTAGGTTAATATCTGATTTAAAGAGTGATGATCCAGTAGAAAAATCAAGAGCACTAGGTAAGATGTTAACAGCAACTTTAACAGGAGGTACTCTAATAGATGTAGTTGCTAATAATAGAGAGTTTATAACTGGAGGAGGTCCAAAAGATGAGAAGCAAAAAGCATCTTTATTAGCCACAGGTTGGAAACCTTACAGTATAAAAATAGGAGACACTTACTATAGTTATCAAAGACTAGACCCTATAGCTACTATCATAGGGACTGCTGCTGATATTGTGGACACAGGTTTCAGATCTCCTAGAGGTTTCAACGATTCTAAACTTGAACACGGTTTTGCTGCTTTAACATTAGCTTTAACAAGGAACGCTACTAATAAATCATACTTAGCTGGTATTCAAATGTGGAGTAATGCTTTAGGAGACCCTGATAGATACCTTGAAAAACTAGGAAGAAATTACGCAGGTTCTTTTGTACCTAACGTAATGTCACAAATGCAGGACTATGACACGCAGGTGATGAAAGAAGTAAACTCTTGGAAGGATGCAGTAATAAGAAAGCTTCCTTTTGGTCGGGGAGGACTAGATAATAAGAGAAACATACTAGGAGAAGAGCTTATAGCTGAACAATCTCCTGAATACCTTGGTTTCATAAATCCTATTTCTTCTTCAACAGCTAAGAGTGACCCTATTATAAATGAGATGGCAAGCCTCAAACACGCCTTTAGACAGTTAGTTCCTAAGTTGGGTTCAATAAATTTACTAGACTACGAAAACACCAAAGGTCAATCAGCTTATGACAGACAGTTGGAGCTTTTGAAAACTGTAAAAGTAGGAGGTTCAACTCTAAGACAAACATTAGGTAAGTTAATTAAATCAAAGACATATCAAAATTTACCTACTGAGTCTCTACCTGGATTACCTAGTCCTAGAATTGATAAGATCACAAGTGTTCTGTCTAGGTTTAAAAAGGAATCAAGAAAGAAAATGTTAAAAGAGTTTCCTGAACTAGATCAACAATACTCAGTACTCACAGGAGCACAATCAGCTTTTAAAAGAGGCGTAAGCAGACAGGAAGTGCTTGAACTTTTACAACAAACAAATTAATAATAGATTACCATGCCTAATACATACGTAGACTACACTGGGGATAATACTACTACCTCCTTTGCTTTTCCTTTTCCTTATCTCGATGACACACACGTTGTAGTACAACTTGATACAGTGGCTTTAGCTGGTGGTAAATTTGTAGATCAAACAGTTACTACTCACTACACAATCCAAACTTCTCCTTCTGCTGCTATAATATTTGTTACTGCTCCAGCAACTGGAGACAGGATAAGGATCAAAAGAGATAGTGCTTCTGATACTGCTCTTGTAGACTTTGAGAACGGAAGTGTACTTACTGAGGTAGAACTAGATCGTGCTTACCTTCACAACCTTTATCTTAGTGAAGAGATTGAAGAGGGTAGCGGTAAGAACACGATGACCAAAGATGCTGTTGATGGACACTACGATGCCGATTTAGCCAAGATTAAAAACCTAGCTGATCCTACAAACCCACAAGATGCAGTAACTAAGAACTACGCAGATACTACTTTTGTTGATGTAGCTGGTGACTCGATGACTGGTAACTTGGCTATGGGTGCTAATAACATTACAGGTGCATCTAGTGTACAAGGACTTGCTCTTACCGATCCAGCTGCAAACGATCACGCTGCTAATAAGAAATATGTAGACCAACAAGACGCACTTCAAGTTACTAAGACTGGTGATTCAATGAGCGGTGCTCTTGATTTAGGAAGTAATAAAATAACAAGTTTAGATACTCCTACTGTTGCTTCAGATGCTGCTAATAAATCTTATGTAGACTCAAACATTGCATCGACTCTAGCGACAGGTGTAGCAGGTGGACTAATAGATACTGTTAATATTGCAGATGACGCTATTACTGGTGATAAGATTGCAGATAACGCAATAGGAACTAATCATTTAGGTGTTGATGTTATTGTTGCTGAAGACATAGCGAATAACGCAATCACGGTTGCAGAGCTAGCAGACAACGCAGTAACAGCTGCTAAGATTAGTGCGACTGATACTGATTTCTGTGTGGATACTAACGGAAGGGTTGGTATAGGTGTTTCGCCTCCTTTATCTCCTCTTCATGTAGTTGGGGATGCTCGTTTTAATGGTAATGTAATTGTAGGACCAGATTTAAGAGGGTTTATTGCAGAGAAGTCGGAGGGCTTGACTGGTACTGCTGTAGCTGTAGGCGGTACGGTTGATATTACTGTTGCAGGAGATTCAAGCTTTCAAGGTTTTTTAACAGTTTCAAGTGTAAACCCGCAAGACGCTACAATAAGAACTCAAACTACTTTCTCAGTTTTCGGGAGAAGTAATCAATCACCTGCTGCTCCAAGCTTTACAGCCACAATAATTACTTCTGTTGATGGTTTAAATCCAATGCAGTTTTCAATAACTTCTACAACAAACGGTGTAATAACTTTCACAAACAATCATGCCACTCTGACTTCTGCCGTTACTATGATGTATTTTGGAGCAAGTGGATTTTAATATATAATGACTGAATCAGTATCACACTTTCTCGACACTGCTCTAGCTGTTATCCTAGGTGCTATCGGATGGGTTATAAAGAAACTATCAGATCGACTGGATACAGACGAGAAACGATTAACAAAGATTGAAGTAGAGTTAGCTACGCAACGAGAACGAGATACTGCTGTTGAGAACCGTATGAGTGGTCTTGAAACAACGGTTAAAGAGATTAACGGTAAACTAGATAGAATGATGGAGATATTAATTAAACGATGAAAAAAGGATTATACGCAAACATTAACAGAAGAAGAAAGCTAGGCATTAGTCGTAGCAAGAAGAAGTCTACTATATCACCTAAGTCCTACGCAAATATGAAGCGTGGGTTTAAAAAGTAATGAAGCGTAAGTTAAGTATAAAGAAGCCTAAAGGTAAGCGTTTTGTTAAAATAGTTAAAAACCCTAAGACAGGCAGAAAGAATCGCATAGGTTACGGTCAAGCAGGTAAAGCTAAAGATGGAGGCGATAGAATAAGACCTGGTACTGCAAAAGCAAACGCATACTGTAATAGGTCTAATAATATCGAAGGAGATTGGAGGAGTAATCCTAACAGCCCTAATAATTTGAGCCGTGATAAATGGAAGTGTAAAGGGAATAAATCAGTAGCTTAACAATATGAAGACTTTTGAAGAACTAGGTAAATTACAAGGTTATGTAGCAGATACCTACAAATCAGCTATCGATCAGATGCACGAGACTGGTGAGTACAATCCATCACTACTGAACGGTGCTAGGCAATTACTTAAAGATAATGAGATTGTATTAACAAGTGGGAAAGATACTCCCCTTAATGACCTACTCAATGAAGTACTCCCCTTTGAAGATGATATACAACTAAAGCAAAAAGTAGCTACAAAGTAATAACAACACCGAAAGAGAGAGACAAAAGAGTTGGATTGTGAGTATCGATAAACTTAAACAACTCAAGGACTTCCGTAACTTCTTATATGTAGTTTGGAAACACTTGAACCTACCTGATCCTACTGGATTACAATATGACATAGCAGACTTCATGCAACACGGTCCTAAACGATCTGTTATCATGGCGTTCCGTGGAGTAGGTAAGTCTTGGATATGTTCTGCCTATGCTGTACATCAACTCCTACTAGACCCCACTAAGAACATCCTGGTTGTATCTGCTTCTAAGAACCGTGCTGATGACTTCTCCACCTTTACCTTGAAAATCATACACGACATTCCTGTTCTTCAAGGTCTAATCCCTAAAAAGGATCAAAGGTTCTCTAAGATAGCCTTCGATGTCGGTCCTGCTCCAGCTGCTCACGCACCTTCCGTTAAGTCCCTTGGTATATCCTCTCAGCTAACAGGTAGCCGTGCAGACATTATCATTGCTGATGACATCGAAGTACCTAATAACTCTGCTACTCAAGGAATGCGTGATAAGCTAGATGAACAAGTAAAAGAGTTTGAAGCTATTCTAAAGCCCTTAGACACCTCTAGGATTCTCTTTCTAGGGACACCCCAATGCGAGGACTCTATTTATAACAAACTGCGTGAGAGGGGCTATGACGCTCGTATATGGACCTCTGAGTATCCAAGTGAAGACTTAGTACTTAAGAACTACGATAACGATATTGCTCCGTACTTAACTGAAAGGATAACAGATGAGACAGTAGGACGATCTACAGAACCTTCTAGGTTTACTGATCTAGACCTTGAAGAAAGAAAGCTGTCGTACGGTAGGACTGGGTATGCTTTACAGTTCATGCTTAACCCTCGTTTGTCGGATGCTGATCGGTATCCTTTAAAGGTTAACGATTTAATTATAACAGATGTGGATGTAGACCTAGCTCCTGAAAAGATTATGTGGTCCTCTGATCCATCCTTTGAAAATAAAGATATTCCTAACGTAGGTCTAGGTGGGGATAGATTTCATAAGCCCTTTAAGATATTAGGTGATATGATTGAGTACACAGGGTCTGTGTTGTCTATTGACCCTAGTGGTAGAGGTAAGGATGAAACAGGATATGCTGTTGTTAAGATGCTTAACGGTCAACTCTTTGTTCCAGAAGCTGGTGGGTTAAAAGGTGGGTATGATGAACAAACTCTTAAACAACTAGTCTACATTGCCAAGACTAATAAGGTTAACAAAATTATTATAGAGTCTAACTTTGGAGATGGTATGTTCATGGAACTACTTAAACCTTTGTTTATGACTACCTATCCTTGTTCCATTGAAGAAGTAAGACATAACAAACAAAAGGAACTTAGAATCATTGATGTCCTTGAACCTGTCCTTAATCAACATAAACTTATTATTGATCCTTCTGTTGTTCAACAAGACTATAAGAGTGCTCAGTCCTATCCTATTGAACATCAAGCTAAGTATATGCTTATCTATCAACTATCAAGGATAACAAAGGATAAAGGTAGCCTTATTAACGATGATAGATTAGATGCTCTCTCTATTGCTGTTAACTATTGGGTAGAACAAATGAATCAAGATGTTAACAATAACATTAACTATCGTAAACAGGAACTCCTGGACAAAGAACTAACGTCCTTTGTAGATACATTTAACAAAGCTAAAGGCTCTTATAACAGTAACCTTTGGATGTGATTAATGTAAGTGCTTCGGTAGTTAGTTTAAATACATATCTTTACAGATACTACTTTTAAAAGAGGGTCGACCCTGACGAAGACCCTCCTCCTTTTAAAGCTCTTTATTAATCATATATGTTAAAAAGAAAGATACTATTGGTCTTTAGACACACCTATCCTTAAAAAGTTTTTTAATAAAGAGAAGGTTAAAGAAGGTCTTTGTCTTGGTCTTTACTCTTAAAGGATTAGAAGGAGAAGAACGAAGTATCGACTTCTTGTTAAAGTTACTTTAAAGTAGTTTTTAAAAGATAGTCTTTAAAGAAAGACTCCTTATAAGTTATAGATAACATTATAAACGATTTTCAGATTTGTAAAGCCTTAAATTTAAAGATATGGACATAGATACTCAGACAGACTTGTTAACCAACGACTTATGTAATTTAATAAATCGTTATAAAGGGGAGTTCGATTTGAATGACCAAACAATCTTAGGTGTACTGGAGTTTGTTAAATACGATATATTAGCTACCAGTGTCATCCTTTTAGAACTAGAAGAAGATGATGAAGATGAAGATGATGACGAAGAAGAGATAATGTGAGACACGTACAAACAGAAATCTATTGGATAGTAGCTATGATCATGTTCTTTTTAGAACGAGATGTACTAGTAGATTGCTTCTTTATGATGCTAGAAATAATCATCAGACTTTGTTTTTAGACAAAAGTATATTGGATTTTTGGTAGAAAAATTTGAGGGGCTTACGCTATATACGCGAACGGAAAAAACCCCCTCGATACCCCTCTAAAATTACTGTGGGGGTGGTATACTGTTAAAATTAATGTCATAACTCGTTGAT